CGAGAATGTACTCATTGTTGGATCGGCCCGTTAGGTGGGGCAGCACCAGGAGCAGGGGCGACGGGGACGGGGGGATCGCGGTTGTCATCAGCAGCGGGGTCCGCGGGTCCAGCAGGGGGGGCGACGGGCGGGATAGCCGCGCCTCCGCCTCCGGGCTGAGTACCGGCGGGCCGAGCGATGGTGGGTGCCCGGAGGGGCGCGTACTGCGGTACAGGCGGTCGCGGGTCCCCGGAAGCCACCCTGGCGGCGTCGGTATTGCCAGGAGCAGCCGGGGGTTGTGTACGCTGCCACTGAGACGCACCACCAGGCGTGTTGTTAGGTGGATCCCGGTGCGGTGTTGGGGCCACACGCGCACGCAGTGTCGGCGCCGTGGTTAGAGTAGCCATCGCACCCAGGTCGGCACGACCGTACAGCCTCGCGCGGGCCGTGGCGGCAGCCAATTCCCTTGAGGCACGAGTCTTAGCTCGTCGCACATCAGCGGCCGGGTTGTTTGACGCTCCGACTGCGATCCCGATGGGCCGCCCGACTTGTATAGTTACCGTTGTAGCCATAAACTCTGAGAAAGCGGGAAGATGTTCTTCAAGCGGTATGCCCTCGTCGTCGAGAGTCAGGTGCTTGACGAACACACCCAACGTCCCTGCTATGTTAATGAGTTCGCCGGGGGCAGGAAAAGGTGATTGGCCGCGGACCCACAGAAACTGGGAGATGGGATCCCCCTGCTCTACTCGATCACGGACTTCATCATTACCCACGGGAGAAGGTCCCGGGTGTATGATGGCATTTGGGTCCATCTGGCGCACGGATATGGCCCCCAATCCGTTGGCTGGATTGTTGAGCCAGTGGAGGAAAAACCAAGCCGTGCGGGCCGACCTCATGAGGATATGATATCCTGAGAAGGCTGTGTCGCCGGGACCAGCCTGGACAATGTCCTCCCATGCTAGTTTAGACCGAGTAGCGTCTCTACCCCCGTGTGAGGCGAAACCCTCCAATTCGGCTACTGACCCCAAGAAGTCGTGGGGTATGAGCGACGTCGGCTCGACCCAAAACCACGGCGCCACGCTGGGATACCGGAGGTGACGATTGTCAAGGCCGAGTTGGGACGCCGCGGCACAGGCGAAGGCGGTAGCAACGGCGTTGTCACCCTCAGCCGCAAACAGCCTACCCAGCGCACGGGTGTATGCCTCCATGAAAGTCGGCAAGCTCGATAGGATCTGCCCGCGAATGCGGTTGCCCATTACGTTATCGCCCTCGGTATTTTGGCCGGGGCGAACGTTGTCGTCGTCAGCCCCGGTACCCAAGTAGAAGGCGGGGAACCACCGGCCGTCGTAAGTCTGGCCTGGGTCACAGTGGCTGACGAGAGCCGCAGTCGTAAGGGCTAAGGCGTCGACGTACGCGGCGACGTCGACCGCGGCGGTAGACGACAGGGCCGGTAAACCGGCGTACGGTTCAAGCCCGTAGTGGATACCGCCGAAGGGGGGAGCGAATCCAGAGGTCCTCAAGATGTCTCTGGTTATCCCGCCCTCATCCGTGTGGCCCACTACGGTCAATACCTTGTGTAACCCGCGCGTGAGGGCGAGGGCGAAAAGAGGTCCCTGGTCTGAAGCTATCATGTTGGCCCCTAGTATCCTTAGGGCGTCCACGATGGCCCGACCGATGCCTGCTTGGTCCACGAAGGGCACTATGGGCTGACGCGTGACAGCGTCGAGTTCTATCACGTCTGTAGCGACGGTGGCTCCCTCACCAGCCACGGCGTTGGCGAGGACAGAGAAGACATCCCCGGTCATCGAGTTGTTGACGAGCCGGGGTATGAAGACTGTGTTCGTCAGTGAGTTAACAGGTCCATCGTAGGTACCCAACGCATTGACTGTCAGGGCGCGTCCGGCCCTGATATCACCCGAATCTACGTTACCGTAGAGGCTCTGGGCCGCTAGGGCGCGGCCAAGGCGTTCGACGACGCCCGCGAGCGAAGTGAAAGCGAAGTCGGCTGAGAAGTTCGTGAACTTCTTGGCTAGGCCAACAAAATCCTCCGCGAGGGCGCCGGCCGTATGATAGGCCGCTTCGACCCTAATTGCATTCTCTGGAAGAGGTGCGAGGGCGCGGCCCTTGGTGTGACTAACACGACCCACCTCGTAGAGGATTTGGGTCATGCGATGGTCCTCGACGCCACCAATAACGGCCGAGGTACGGATGTTAGACTTGTAGCGTCTAAACTGATTTTCGCCATTGACGAGACCGCCCCGGGGGAGAGCGATCGCTGAGGCGAGGAAGGAGTTGCGGATAACCGTCGACATGCTTAGCGTTTTTGTCGCAAATTTCGGGTTGGGTGTTAAAGTAGTAGTGTGTATTCCGTCGAGTTCTAGTATAATGGATCAACGGAACCCTCCCCGTTATACTAGCCCCGTCCGTTCGATCCGGAAAGTACATATTTCGGTACCGCTGCGATCTACCCCATTGTGAGAGGGGAGGAGGAACACACAAGCTACACCGCCACCGCGGAGCCGCAAGCCTACAAAGACCATAGGAATCCCCCCCCCCCAACGGGAGGGGGGCGCACCAACTGTAGAGTTGAG